CTGGGAAAAGTGCGCACAAAAATCATCACGGATGAGGGATGCGAGGCTTTGGCGGCAAAACTGCGCAAGCAGACGCGCAATCACGTAGTCTACAGCGTCGGCTACCCTTTGCTTGTCAACAACTGGACGCGCCGCGCCATGAACGAAGCGGCGGAACTTGGCGCGGATGCCGTAGACGCGGATGTCGTGAACGCGCTGTAAGGGGGACGAAAATGGGCGGACGTAAAATATTGATAACGGTAACGGAAGAGCAATACGGAATGCTTAACGTTCTTGCAAAAGAATCGGGACTTGAGCGCGTGTCGACTTTCGTCAAAAGCGAAGTGATAAAGGGCGCGCAGGAAAGGCTTAATCCTGCAAGCGAGCGCAAGAATATCATCGTTCCGGTAACGAACTATGAAGAGCTTTCGGGCTACGTTGAGCAAAAAAAGTTTGGCTCGATTGCTTCATTTGCGACGTTTGCGATGGAAAGCGTCATGCAGAGAAATCAACTGACAGAGGCGCAAAAAGCGCGTATCGGGAAAAGTATCGGATAATTCAAAACACCCCGCTGCGCACTACTGCAAAGGGCTATCGCGGGGGATTTTATTTAGAGTATGAGGACGGCAATGCAGGGAAAAATGAATAAGGGACGTTTCATAAAACTCATCCATATAGCAAAGGCTCAGCTTGCGCTTTGCGACGAAGATTATCGGGCAATCATTGAAAGCGTATCAGGTAAAACAAGCTGCTCGGAACTTACGCTTTTTGAGCTTGAGCACGTTTTGAAAGCGATGAAAAAACTCGGCTTCCGCGTCAAAAAACTTGCGGTAAAAGATGAGGAACTCGGCAGGGCAAGCGCGGCGCAACTTGAATACATCAAAGGGATGTGGGAGCTGGTTGCGCGTGTCAAAACGGATAAAGCGTTGTATGCGTTTATCAAACGGCTGACGGGGGCGGCGCACCCGCGTTTTATGACGGAGAAAAACGCGCAGGATGTCATCCTTGCGCTCCGCACCATGATGATTAAAGCGGGCTTTAATCCGGACGGACTTACGGCGGCGGCAAGATAAAAACTTTTTCGGAAGTTGAAACTTCCTCAAAACTTTTTAAGGGAGGCAGAATGGACGGCTTAATGCTTGATATGTTTCGGGACGTAAGCGGACGAGGTATAGAGAAAGCGCAAGTCTTAAAAGCATTGCGGGCGTTAAGTAATTGGTACGGCGGGCAACAGCTTTATATTCCGTTGCGGGCGGAAAAGTCGGAACTTGGCGATGAGATACTCGGAGTGATGGCTGACGCAATCGGAGATGCGGATGCAGGGAAGATATACGATGTATTGTCGGCATTGTACGGCGGCGTTCAATGGTATGTGCCGCTTGAGCGCAACGCTTTCCGCGACATAATCGCGCAGGAAGTTTTAAGCGCGTATGACGGTAAGACGGAGACGCTTCGGAATCTTTGCCGAAAATACGGCTGTTCTTTCGGCTGGATTTATAAGCTCTACCACGAAGCGGTGGAGAATAAAGCACAAATGGAGTTTATTTTTTAAACGGGTTTACATCAGATTGATTAAAAAAACACGATAGACTGTCGGTATGAACACTGACAGTCTTTTTTTATGTCTGAATGCGGAAGCGGGAAAAATCCCTGCAAGACTCAACCTACTGCCTGCAGGCGGCTTTGTCGCCGGTCGTGACGGCAGACGCTGGACGAAGCGCAACGCCGAAGTCATAGCGCAAAAGTCGAATGAGTACCTGCCTCAGCATCCCATCGATGAAAATCACTCAACAGACTTAAAAGCGTCAAAAGGTGAAGCCGCTCCTGCAATGGGCTGGTTTACCAATATTGAAGCAAAAGAAGACGGCTCAATTTGGGCGGATGTTTCATGGACTGCGAAGGGAAAAGCGGCGTTGGAAGCTCAGGAATACCGCTACATCTCTCCCGTTTTTGAAGTCGATACGAGCGGAGAAATCATAAAAATCTTACGAGCGGGGCTTACCAATACGCCGAACATCGACCTTCCGGCATTAAACAGTACACAAACCGTGCAGGCGGAAAATCCTGCAAAGGAGACAAGAATGAATAAAGAATTGTGCGCCGCGCTGGGCTTGGCGGAGAGCGCAACAGAAAACGAAGCGATAGCCGCCGTCAATGCGCTTAAAACGCAACTCAACAGCGCAAAGACGGTAGACTTTACTGCTTACGCGCCGCGAGCGGATTTGACGCAGATGGAAGCGCGGGCTGTTCAAGCTGAAAAGCAGCTTGCAGAACTCAACGCCGCTCAACTCAAAGAGAAAGCAGTTGCCGCAGTCGAAAAAGCGGTTGCAGACCGCAAGATAGCCCCTGCAAGCAAGGACGCTTACCTTGCCATGTGCGCAACGCAAGAGGGGCTTTCCAACTTTTCAAAAATCATGGAAAGCACTCCCGCACTCATCCCTGCAAGAACTTCTGCGGCGGCGGGAGAGCCTCCTGCCGGCGGAACGGCTACGGAACTCAACGCGGAAGACGAATCGTTCTGCAAAGCGATGGGCTACACCCATGAAGAATGGCAAAAAATCAAAACGGGCACGGCTCAATAACTAGGGGGACAAAATGATAATTAAAGACAGTACATTGCAAGCCCTGCGCACAATGGTGCGCTCGGAGTACCAGCAGGCATTTAATGCGGCGATTAACCGTGATGACTACAAGGAACTGGTAACGATTATTACCAGCTCTACACGCTCAAACTCGTATGCGTGGCTCGGCGCGTTTCCGAAAATGCGCGAATGGGTTGGCGACCGCGTCATTAACGACATGAAAGAGTTTTCTTATGAAATTGAAAATAAACTCTACGAAGCGACGCTCGGAATCAAGCGGACGGACATTGAAGACGATTCGCTCGGACAGTACCGCACTCTTGCCCAAAGCGAAGGACAGGAAGTTGCAGACTTTTTCTGGCGTGAAATTGCTTCTCTTATGAAAAACGGCTTTTCCGCGCTCTGCTACGACGGTCAGAACTTTTTTGATACCGACCACCCTGTTTACGAAAAGCCGGACGGGACGGGAAGCAATACGCAGACTTCAAACGTTCTCGGCTCCGGAAGCGGTGCGCCGTGGTTCCTGCTCGATTTAAGCCGTCCGTTAAAGCCCTTTATCATGCAGGAACGCTTTAAGCCTGAATTCGACGAAATCAAAGACACGAGCAATCAAATCGTGTTCATGAAAGACCAATACCTTTACGGCATCCGTTATCGCGGCAACTGGGGCTACGGTCTTTGGCAGCAGGCGGTCGCGTCAAAAGAGGAGTTGACGGCTGACAACTTCCAAAAGGCTTATGGCATGATGGAAGCGTTTAAGCGCGACGGCGGTGAGCCTTTGGGCTTACGGGCGACGCACTTGGTCGTTGACAGCACGAACCGTGCGGCGGCGGAAGCAATTCTTTTGAAGCAGAACCTTGTCGGCGGAGAATCCAACATCAATTATAACCGCGTAAAACTTATTACGTGCCGCTGGATGTAGGAGGAATACATGGAACAGACGGATAAGAGCATCGAGCAGCTTGAAGATGAGGCAAAGAAAGCGTCGGAAGCGTTGGAAGCCGCTTTTGAAAAACTTGAAAGCGCACAAAAGGAACTTGAAAGCAAGCCGGATGATGAAAAACTCAAGAAAAAAGTCGACGGACTTGAAAAGGCAATGCAGACGGCAAAAACGAAAGTAGTTGAAACGGCAAAGGCTGTTGAGGATACGAAAAAAGCACTGAAAGACGCGCAGGACGAAAACGCTAAAAAAGAAACGCCGAAAGACGGCGGGGATAATCCGGAAAGCGCAGACGACGGCGGCTCTGGAGAAAAGAAAATCCGTCTCCGCGTTCGGAGCAAGACCGGAAAGCCGTCGTACTTCCGTGCAGGCTTGCGTTTTACGCCGGTCGAGGCAGAGTACGAAGTTAGTGAAGACGTCGCGGAAATCCTTAAAAACGACCCGTGGCTCGACGGGAAGAGCGTAGAATGAAAACGCTCTTAACAGTGCAGGAACTGCAAAGGCGGGCGGCGGCAAATTCATTGCCGCTTGCCGATGACGGCAATCTTGATACCGAGCGCATAGCACTTGCGCTTGAAGACGCGACGGGAATCATCGTTGCGCAATTGCCGTGGCTTTTAAAAGACGGCGATGTCGTCGAGACGGTTCCA